TGACGGCATCTTTTGCAATCTGCCTAGCAATTCTATCCATCGGCTCGTGCTTCGCATCCTACCACCTCGGCCGCGAGTCTATGCGGAGGGATTTGAGGGACTTCCAAGAACGGCGCAGGCGCTGGGAGGAGTTTGACGATGAGGACTGAAACCATCCTTGCCATCGATCCGGGCACGACGCACAGCGCGTTTGTCCAATACCGTGCTGGCGAGATTCTTATGCACGGGTGGGTGCCGAATGCGGAAATGCGGCAGGTTCTCATCGGCCGCGAATACGACCGTTGCGCCATTGAAATGATTGCCAGCTACGGCATGGCGGTCGGTGCTTCGACCTTCGAGACCTGCGTCTGGATCGGGCGTTTTACGGAGGTGGCTCGGGTGGAGCCGGTTCTTTGCTACCGCAAGGACATCAAACTTTTTCTCTGCGGCACGATGCGGGCAAAGGACGCCAATGTGCGTCAGGCGTTGCTCGATCTCGTCGGGCCACAGGGAACCAAGCCCAAGCCGGGGCCGACATACGGCGTTAAATCCCATAGTTGGGCGGCACTGGCAGTGGCCGTTTTCGCTGCCGCAAACACGAAAAAATGAAAATACTAAAAGGAAAACAGACACGACCACAGCGCGTGGTCATTTACGGGGTGGAATCCGTTGGCAAGACGACATTTGCCGCGCAATTCCCTGCTCCATTGTTCCTCGATATCGAGGGAGGCACGGCACATCTCAACACCGACCGCTGCGAGATCAATTCGTGGGCGGAACTCAACGGCGCACTGAAGGAGGTCGCAGCCAGCGACTACCAGACGGTGATCATCGATTCGGCGGATTGGGCAGAGCGCCTATGCGTGGAAGACCTGCTCGCCAGCACCAAGAAGGCCAGCATCGAAGATTATGGCTACGGCAAAGGATGGGTGATGGTGGCCGAACGCATGAGCCGGATGCTGACGGCCTTGGATTCGCTAATCGCGAATGGCAAACATGTCGTCCTTCTCGCTCACAGCAAGGTCCAGCGCGTGGAGCCGCCGGATTTGATGACGGCATATGACCGTTACGAGCTGAAGATGAGCAAGCAAAGCTCGCCGCTCGTCAAAGAATGGGCGGACGAACTCTGGTTTTTCAGATTCAAAACCAAGGTTGTCGAAAGCGAGAACGGCAAGGCCAAGGGCACCGGCGGCAAGCAGCGCATCATCTTGACCACTCACAGCGCGGCCTACGACGCCAAGACCCGCAGCGGATTGGCTGAAGAGTTGCCGATGGAGTGGGAGTCGGTCGCGCATTTATTCGCTACAAGCGCAACGCCAAAGGCGAAAACCGAACCGGCGGTGGTCGTGGTCGGTGCAGAGCATGTGCGCGCCTTCGAGATGCTTGAAGCTAACGAGGAAGCGGTCAACGCCTTCCTTGTCTCCAACAAATCCATCCAGCCAGGACAAACTTGGCGGGATGTCTCAGAAAAACTCCGCGCGAACATTGTGGCTCGCCCCGAGGCGCTGATTGCCAAGGCTACCGAACTGAAGGAGGCGGCGTGAGTAAAGAACTCACACCCTCCATGGCACCGAAGCTCGCGGAATGTGCCGTATTCGTCGGCGCATCCGGTGCGTCGGCGGCTGCCCAGCGCGGGACGGCTATTGACTACGCGATACGCATGGCGATGGACGGCAATGAGTCACATTTGCATCAGTTGCCTATCGACGACTTGAACGCCGCGAACTGGGGCATCGAAACCCTTCGACGCCTCTCCGGTGGAGAACATGTCGAGACCCGCGAGGAATATCTCGCCATGGCAGTTCCGGGCTTATCCAAGCTCGGCACGGCGGACGCGATTTGCAAGCGCGCACGCTGGGTGGCAGACATCAAGACCGGCCAAGTGCGGAACTACCGCCAGCAGCTCGCCGCCTATGCGCTCGGCTGCATGGAGGATCACTTTGCCGAGTCGTGGACGGCCCATGTGGTCTATGTGGACCAGCAGCTTGTGCGCTCCTACGACTTCACCCGAGCAGAGGCCGAGGCCACGACGCAACGGTGGATCGCCGAGGCCACGAGCGAGGACGCCAAGCCTACGCCGTGCGAATATTGCACCTGGTGCGCGCATTTTAACTCATGTGGGGCCATCGTGCGCCAAGCCGAGGGCGCTCTGGAGCTTGTCACTTCCTACGGCCGCACACTCGACGAGATCCGCGCGGAGATCGCCGCCGACCCGCTAAAGCTGAGTGTCTTTGCCGCCAACTGGAAGACCGCCGAGAAGCACATCGCCGAGCCGGTCATCGAACTCCTCAAAAAACGCCTCGCTGACGGCGAAGAAATCCCCGGATGGAAGGTCTCAACCTCCGCCGGACGCGAATATGTGGAAGCCGCGGCCATCGCCAAGGCGTCCGAAAATGTCTCGAAGGAAACCCTGATCCTCGCCCTCGGCGGCAAGATGACAGGAGCAAAATTCCGCGAGTTCTGCGCAGCCGGTGGCGTGGAAGTTGACGAGACAGCAATCAAATCCGGTTCAGCCATCACCACCCTCCGACAGACCAAAACCAAATAATTTCCTCGCTCAGACCCATTGGGTCGGCAGGGGCAAAAGGGGGCCGCGCATCCTAAAAAACGCGGACCAAACAATCAACCAACTACAAAAAAATGCCAAGTTACACACAAACAGAACCGCGCGAGACCTATTTCGTTGAGCCGGGAAAATACGAAGTCGAGATCACCAACGGCGTCGAGAAGACATCCCAAGCTGGGAACTCGATGATCAAGCTCACCTGCCGCGTCAAGATGCCAGACGGCACCAACGGGCCAGAAATCAACGAGCACCTGACCTTTACCGCCAAGGCGGCATGGAAAATTGACCAAGTGCGGCAAGCACTCGGGCAAGCCGTCGTGCCAGGAGAAGAATGCACCATCGAAGCCGAGGATTTTGTCGGCATGGCGGCATGGGTGGTCTTAGGCGAGGAGGCCGGAAGCACGAACCCGAACGCGCGTTTCAACACCATCGAGCGCTGGATCGAAGCCAAGCAACCCGCCAAGGCCGCAGCCAAGCCGACCAAGAAGCAAGAATCCGACGAGATTCCGTTTTAATCACAATGGAAATCACTATCGACCCTGAATTTAAAGCACTCATCCCGCCGCTCGCGGCGGATGAGTTGCGGCAGCTCGAAGAAAACATCCTGCGCGATGGATGCCGCGATCCGCTCGTGGTGTGGCAAACATTCGATGAATATGTCGATCCAGATTGCGTCAAGGCTGCTGAATGCGGCGGAAAGGTTTATTGCAAATATTGTTACAAGAATCAAACTGTCAGCTTCGGGGACGGAATCATTGTTTGCGATGAGTGCGACTACGGGCTTTCGCCTTACAGGCATGATTTCATTCTAATTGACGGCCACAACCGCCACGAGATTTGCACCCGGAACGGCCTGCCGTTTGAGACTATAGCAATGGTTTTCGAAAGCCGTGAGGTCGTGATGGATTGGATGGATGCTAATCAACTTGGCCGCCGCAACCTTTCCCCGGACGCCTTTAAGCTCGCGCTCGGCAGACGGTATAACAGGGCAAAAGCAAAGCGTGGTGGAGATACATCAAAGCGACAAAATGTCGCTTTGGAATTAGCAAAAGAGCACTCAGTAAGCGATAGGACGGTTCAGCGAGCTGGAAGTTTTGCCGAAGAAGTCGCAAGATTGCCAGAACTGCAAAGGGCTATTGCCGAGGGTAAACCTGTCTTGCAAGTAAAGCGGGAAATTAAAGAAAGGGAGCGCGAAGCCCGCCGCGAAGAAAACCGCGCCAAAGTTTCGGAAGCGCAAGCCCCCGAGGACATCATCAAATCGGCGGCAAAGTTTGCCACCATCGTCATTGACCCGCCGTGGGATTGGGGTGACGAGGGCGACCAAGACCAGATGGGACGCGCAAGGCCGGACTACGCCACCATGAGTAAGGAACAACTCATGGCCCTCCCTGTCGGCACGCTGGCAGATGACGATTGCCATCTCTACATGTGGATCACAAACCGGAGCTTGCCAAAGGGCTTTGACCTGATTCAAGCCTGGGGATTCCGGTATATTACGGCAATTACTTGGGCAAAGCCCAGCTTCGGAATGGGTAACTACTTTCGCGGGCAGACCGAGCAAATCCTTTTTGCAGTGAAGGGGAGCCAACCGCTTAAGCGCAAGGATGTCGGCACTCTATTTACAGCCCCTCGTGGGCCTAATGGCCACAGCTCGAAGCCGCTAGAGTTCTACGATCTTGTGGAATCCTGCTCGCCTGGTCCGTTTCTGGAAATGTTTAGCCGTCACAATCGGGACGGTTGGACAGCATGGGGGGAGGGCCAATAAAATGCTACACTGCTTTGATACATATCTCAATGCCACCAAGACAAATGAGGCACAGGAAATCGATATGGAAACCATCAAAATTAAACTTGATGGCTGCGTCAGTGTGCGGCCAGCAAAAGACGATGAAGACCGCGCCGGGATTGATTACATTGCAACCATAAAAGGCGGTCGAGAGGTTTATATTGATCTCAAAACCAGAACACAAGGATGCTCTAAATACTGGAAAGCAAGGACGCGATCTGGAGAAATCATCCCTGAGCTTGCCATAGAAACATGGTCGGTTTGCCCATGTAATCGATGCCCTAATGGCGAGGTCGGTTGGACTATAGACTACAGAAAAAAAACAGACCTAATCCTTTATCGGTTTGATCCAACAGATTACAAGATCCCTTTTTTAGTTCCATTCCATCAACTGCGTATGGCAGCTGAGAGAAATAGACAGGATTGGGAAATGAGCTGCAAAATTGATAGGCAGCGGAACCATACTTATTACAGCGAGTCGATTTTTGTTCGTGCTGATTGGGTGAGTAATGCCGTGAGCAGGGTGATGTTTGGCAAGCCGGTATCTGAGCGATCCATTTACATTCAACAGCTTTTATTCCCCCATGCTCCCTGAAATCACCCTACGCCTGGCAATCTGCGCCAACGCCTGCCCGATCGGCCCGAGGCTCGAGCGCGGGACACCGCTGCCGCCCTACCAGCACACCTACGCGCTGGAGGAACGGCAACAGGCGGAGGCTGATGCGGAGCGCGTCCGCAAATACATCGAGACCCACCACGGGAAGATCAAGAAGAAATGAGTGAAACACTACGAACCAGAAACAATTTGGGACATGTGTCTATCGAAGAAGGCATACCCCAGCGAGCGCATGGCAACTCTGAAGCTCGCCGAGGTGCGACTCGCCCGCCGCAACCGCAAGAAGTCGATCCGGTGGTATCCCTGCCCGATATGCCACAAATTTCACCTTACGAAAAAATAGACAACGAGGTCATGTATACCCGCCGATTGCTCTGCGCGATGATCCGCCAAGCCGTCTTTGACGCGAAGAATGACCGCGACTACCTGCGGAACAACACCAAAAACGACCGCGAACGCCATCAGCGCACGGCGATTAAATTCTTGAACTCTGCATTTTACCGCGATCTCTGCAAGGCACTCGGCGACTGCTCAGGCATCGGCCTGCCTGCGGACAAAATGCGACTGGAGGCGTTGAAATAATATGGCTGGAGAATGGATAAAGGTAGAGAACCACCTACACGAAAAGATCGAGGTGGCGGCTATCGCTGACCAGACCGGATTAGACCCGGATACGGTGGTCGGGAAGCTCGTGAAGGTGTGGGCTTGGGCGTCACGGAATTGTCACGCTGACGGCGTGACAAGTGTCACGGCTCTCCGTGTCATCCGCGAAATCACGCGCTGCGAGCAGTTCGACGAAGCACTCGCAAACTGCGGGTGGATTCGCATCAAAGGCGAGAAAATCGAGTTCACAAACTTCGACCGCCACAACAGCCAAACCGCTAAAGAGCGTGGACTTGCAACGCAAAGAAAGTGGAAGCAACGCGCCAAAGAAGCTGTCACGAAAATGTCACGCCCGCAGCGTGACCAAAACGGGACTAGAGAAGAGAAGATAATAGGGGGTTCAAAGAACCCCCAACCAGAACCGCAACGCTGCCTGTAATATGCCAACCTACACACCCCAAAAGGCTCAAATCATCCAGATGCCGCCAGCGGTCCCACGCAACGACACAGCGGAGCGTGTCGCGCTCTCCTGCATCGTGCAGCATCTCTCGACGCTCGACCTTGCCACATGGCCGGATGACCTGTTTTTCAACCCCGCCAACAAGCTCATCCTGGCATCGGCCAAAGCCTGCCACGAATCCGGCGCGCCTTCGGACGCCCTGAGCATCATCAGCCACATGGAGACCTGCGGCACACTCGACGCGGCCGGTGGACATCAGGCGATCGTGGACATTCTCGCAGCCTACCCGACCAAAGACCCGGTGACGGCGCTCTGGTATCGTGAACAACTCCTGACCGCTGCCCGATACCGGAAGGCCCAAGAATGCGCCAGCGAGGCCGCTATTTCGTTTCGAACGATGGAAGGCGACATATCCGCACTCTCCGGCCGTCTCGCTGAAATCTCGGCCATGGTGGACCGCCCGCGCAAGGCTTTGAAGGAAACGATGGAGGAATTTCTCGACGAGATCCAAAATCCCGAGCCGATGGAGGCATTTTCAACCCGCCTGCCGTCGCTGGACGCGCTGACCGGCGGTGGACCCAAACGCGGCGAGCTATTCGTGGTCGCGGCCGAGACATCCGGCGGTAAGTCGATCATCCTGCAACAGGTGGCACTCGACGCCGCCGAAAAGCTCAAGCATGTCCTGCTCTTCTCGCTCGAAATGCCTGCCAAACAGGTCTTCGCCCGCATGCTCTCGAACTTCACCGGCCACCGGATCAAGACCGCCGCCGAAGGAATGCTGGTGGAAGACCTCGCCCGAGTGAAACAAGGGATATCCCATTTTAAAAAAATGAACCTGCGCATCGAGTCCGAGCACACCGACTGGGAGTCTATCGAATCCGCCGCACGCGAAGCCGCTGGCAAGGGCGAGCTGGATGTCTTGATCGTGGATTACATCCAACTCGTCCACCTTCGCACCCTCGGCAAGAACGAGACGCGCGAGCAGCATGTTTCGGAGATCACTCGACGGCTGAAGGCGCTCGCCCTACAGCTCAACATCTGCGTGGGCACGGCGTCCCAGCTCAACGACGAGGGCCGCTTGCGCGAATCCCGCGCGATCTCCCACCACTCAGACCATGTGTGGATCATTGCCAAGGGTGACGAAGGCAAGGTGCTGCGCATAGACAAGAACCGAAACGGAGAACGCGACAGATCGGTGCCGGTCATCATGCACGGACACATCGCCCGCTTCGAGGAGGCAACATGACAGCCGTCCCTCCATTCATCGCGTGGAAGATGTGCTGGTCGAAGCGCCGGTTCAAGACATTCAAAGCCGCCAAGAGCAATCTGAAATTCCTGATGACCGCCCGCCGAAACAAGAACCGCAAGCTGCGCGTCTATTTTTGCCCAGTCTGCAACAACTACCACCTCACCAGCCAAATCGACGAATGAAACCCTGCCCGAAATGCCACGCGACCAGCCGCGTATTCGATAGCCGTCAAACCTATGACCACACCTACCGCCGCCGTGAGTGCAATAAGTGCCCGCACACCTGGACGACCTACGAAATCCACGGCGATGAATTCGACAAGATTTCCAAATACAACCACCTCAAAAACCTACTGACCGAACACCTAACATGATCAGCGCATCACCCGCAGAAGCAGCCCGCCTCTTCGAGAAAAACGGGGGCGTCTATTGGCCCGACATCGCCGACGAAATCGATTCGCCGGAGGAAATACTCGCCGACTCGCTCGGCATCAGCGTGAAGGCCGCGCGCCTTGTCCTGCTCCATGTCGAGAACGAAGTGCGAAAGAATCAGGCGCTCATCCTCGGCAAGGTCATCGGCCTTCTGCTCAAGGCCAGCAACCTGCCGGCAATGGCGCACGCTCTGGCATTCGCATCCGGTCTTGACCAACTCAACGGCGCTCGATCCCAGGCTGAAGTCGCCCGAGAGCTGGGCGTCACCCGTGCGCTTCTCTCGCACTACACGCTGGGCGTGCGCGATGTCCTGAGCGGCAAGGATACATCCTTTGAATGCACCAAATTCCGCAAATCCCAAGCCAGTCGCGAGACATTCCGCGCCAAGGCCACAGACCCATTTACCGCAGCAAAGGCAGCGGCAATCGCAAAGAGAAAAAACCAAGACGCCTGCCTAAACAATCTTTTAGACGAGGCAAATGGCAAGAGAGGACACACAGAAGTTAGCCAAAGATTAGCTCAAAACATTCAATCCGAAATAAACAACACCCAAACAAAACAATGCAACTAATCGACACAACCATGTTCACGCTGGCAGCGCTCAACCTGCCCGAAAACCTCACACCCACCGAATGGACCGCGATCCACCGCGACATTTTGGTGTGCAAGAAGGCCGCAACCAAGTGGCTCACCCAGTCCCGCGACTACTCGACCGCACGCTGGGGCGTGGAGTTTACCGCAGACACCGAGACGCAACTCGAACTCGACCTCGGCCTCGCCCTACCGGAACCCAAGCCCGCCCTCAACCCTGCCGACAAGACCAAGGCCATCGTGACCATCGAAGGACTGAGCCAGTCGTTCATCCTCTGGCAGCGCAAGATGTCGGATGAAATCCCACAATGGGACAAGGACCGACTCAACCGCGCCCTCGAACTCCTCGAGCCTATGGAGCGCGAAGCCAAGCGCGTGAGGGAGCTACTCAACAAATGAGCACCGAAAAGCACAGCGCCATGCTCGGCCAGATCGCGTGTCTTGTTGAGGAATATGTCAGAGGAGAGGAGACCACCCTTCAAGGCGTCGCCAAGCTCAAGGCGCTCTACTGCGACGCCAAGGCCCGACTGGCGTGGGAGTATGTGGAGCGACTCGACGAGGAGGCCAGCGATGAGTGATACGCCAGAGGCCGACGCAGCTATCAAAGATCAATCAAAGTGGATGCGGCCATTTGTCTCCACTACTTTCGATGGAATCACATACGACTCCCCAGTAGCTTCGTTGTGCCGCAAACTGGAGCGCGAGCGCGACGAGGCGAGAGCGGAACGGGACATCCTGCGTCTAGACGCTCAACGCGAAGCCGAGCATCACGACCGCATGGTGGGAGAACTCGAAAAGGTTTACAAAGAACGCGACGAGGCGCGAGCCGCAATCCCTGCCGGCGAATGGGTAGCTTACGATGACCACCAGAAGGTCCACAATGCGGCCAGCCGGTTGTTAGTGGCGATAAACAAACAACTGCCCATTGGGTCATTCAGCCTCATTAGCCATGAATACCATGCACTCAAAGATGCAATCTACGGCAGGGAGGAAGCGCAATGACTGACACGCCAGAGACAGACGCAGCCGTCGAAGCATCCGGCGGCGACTGGTCGCCAGTCCTGCGTGCAGTCGCGCAACGGTTGGAGCGTGAGCGAGACGCCGCGCTGATGGATCGAGCGAACGGAGACATCGCCACCATGACCATAAACCACTACGAGCGCATTCTCCGCGAGCGCAACGCCGCGCTTGAACTCGCTGAAGCGTTTCACCGCGATCAAGTTACGCTACTCCTTGAGCGCGACAGGTTGGATAAGGCTTTAATGAAGATTGAGGATTTGTTTATCGACGGCACAGATATTTACGCAGATAGGGAAAATATGGGGATGATTGCCAGAGCGGCATTGGCACAACACAAATGATTGCAAAAAGTGAAATCATTTGTCGCCTCCGCCGCCAAGACGGGGGGCGGCATGGGAACCCTACCAACCCGTTCAACCAATGCAGTTTGTCCGTCG